ACATTAGATGTAGCAGCACCTACTGCGAAGTTAACTACTGCAGTGATGTTTCTAGGCGTGATAATGTCAGTGAAATCACCTGCAGCCAGGGTGAGTGTGGTAGCACCAGCAACCAGCGTAGTCGTCGAGATCGAGCAAGAATCAAACGCAGTAGCACTTGCAGCTGCTACGTCAAGGTAGATGTACGGGATCTGCATGCCATACATCCTACCGTTAGGCAGGTCGTTGAGCCACATCTTCAAGCTGTTCGTAGAAGCAGCGAAGACGTTTGCTGCCATCAGGCACATCATTATCATAACAAACGTGAAAAACTTTTTCACTAGATTCTCCTTTCTAAAGAATCCGGTTATTCTAGCGCACACCGGAAAACGCTGCTGGGTTAGCCAATAACTGCAGTGTACAGGTAACCAGCCTTCTGGCCAGTAACCTTCTGGCTGAATGAACGTGACACTTCGATCATGTCACCGCCACGATTTTCATCGCGCCATTTTTTCACACGAGCCGTTACGCCACCGAACAGCTTATGCATGAATGTGTAACCCCATGCAGGTTCTTCCATGGCAGGATTTGCAGGTGTGTAGAGGATCGCGCAGCTCTTACCCCAGATGTAATCCGTGGTAACAGTGGACTGACCAGCCTTAGAATTGATGTAGATCGCGTCGCCGACGAGGATCTTCTCAATGTTGAAGGCCTGCTGAAGCATCTCAAGAGTAAGAATACCCTTGCCAGTATACTTGAACATCTCAAGCAGGTCCGGGTGACGCTTAAGCACGTCAAACACCTGGGCACCGATAACCATGGTGTTGGGCTTTACGCCGATCTCTTTCTGAACTGCACGGACTGCGGTATCAACATCAGTGACAGGATCGCCGTCAACGACGCTTACATCCCACTTATTCGTAGGAGCAGCAGTCATGCCAACGAAGTTCGCTGCATTGAACAACGTACTAGCAGCACCAACCTCAAGATCAAGGTCGACGATCTTTGTGAGGTTGTTGGTGACGCGTACGTCAGGGTTGATGATAGGATCGGCTTTAGAGCGGTCTCTATCAGTCACAATATCCTTATAGGAATGCTCAACGCATTCATACGTTTTCTCTGCAGCAGAATACGAGTTTACTTCCTGAGCCGGAGCACCATTGGCGCGTACTTTGCCATGGTAACGCAGGAACTCACGACCGAATTCATAATAGCTATCGGTCTCTTTATCAACAGGCACTATCGGCATGATACCATTCCAGATGTGTCCTGCCTGTTTAAAACCAGCAGCTACGTTCGACAACGGCTGACTAATATGTACTGTTCCTCTGTCGGGCATTGTTATTCTCCTTTAATTAAGTTGTTGTTAAATTAAGCGTGTGACGACTGCACCGGACGGATGAGCACCGGGATGATGTCACCAGAGTCACCAGAACGAAGAGCGATACCGAATACCTCTTCACGATCTGAAGAAGAGGCTACACCCTGGCCTGATGCGTCAGACTTGATGTGACCACCACGAGCAACAGTGCCACCAAGCTTAAGAGGAGCAATGCCTCCAACGGCAAGTTCAATCGCCTGACCAAGGGCAGGTTTGTTCATGCGGATACCAACGCCCTGTTCCCCAGCACCTGCAGTGACGAGCGTTTCATCAGCTGTACCCATCTTCATGATCAGGTTGGTCTCTGCAGCGCTGTAATCAGCACCAGCGACAAGACCACCTTCGAGCTTAGGGTTGTACGAGTAACCTGAGACAGTAGCCATATTAAATTCTCCTTTTTAAAGTTTATACAAGTTCCGGATGTTCTTTAGCAACTGCAGAGTAAGCCGTGGCATAGTCCATGCCTTCGTTCTTCTTGCAATGTGCCTTGATCAAGAAATCAAGCTTCTGTGCTTTCTCATCGCCAAGTTCAGGCTTAGCCACGAACTCTTTAAGATCTGCACCAGGAAGCTCAACCTCTTCAGTCTTTTCTTTGAACTCAACAAGCTTAGGAAGCTCATTGATGAAGTCACAGAAAAGCTTATTGACTGATACTTCTTGCTCTTTACCATCAGCAGTAAACTTGACAGTCTTAGAAACCTCAATGCCTTCAAGGATGCTAGTGACTGCAGCAACGTGCTTAGGCAGGATCTTACCTTCAGTAGAAGCCTTGGTGACGAAGTTCTTTATCTCTTCTTTACGCTGGCCATCAGCCAATTCGCGCATTTTTTGATCAGCTTCAGTAACCTTGACCTCCAGATCTTTCTTCTCAGCATCAAGCTTAGCAGCATAGTCCTTGGCCTCCTGCGCTGCTTTTTCAGATGCGGCCAACTGGTCCAGCAATTTCTTGATCTCTTCCGGCGTCATAAGTGTTTCCTCCTGTTGTGTAATATACTCCTTAACTATCTCGCCTTCTTTTAACTCCAGGCCGTAGAGCTTTGCGAACTCATCGAGGTTTCCAACACCTGGTGTCTCTACGCCTAGCAGAGCAACTCCTGTTATTACACGTCTCAGCCTCTCTGCGTTGTGCTTCATGTTCCAGACCATCTCTGCGCTTACCTGTCTGAAAGCCTTTTTATCTATGAGATCCTTTACTACCCGGGGTATCTCTACTATCCTAGCGAAAAGCTTCTCACCGTTGCGGTACATGTCTTCTATCCAGCCTACTGCAGGGACCCCACCATGGAAGCTACCTTTAACAACATTCTCAGGCTTAAAGAAGTTCACCTTCAAGGGCACTCTGAAATTCTTCTCCTCAGCCTTAAGTTTGTTGAAGTTTGCTACCATGTCATCAAGATCTTCTAGCGTGTACTTGTCACCGTTCCAGGTGCCTACTGAAAAGATGTCTTTTTCTGTCGTAAACGTTTCCATAATCACCTCACCACTTTATCCTTGATATTATGATGTAAAACAGGTACACTGTTGCTAAGTGCGCGAACACATCAAAGACCATGCTAACCTCCAAAGCCAGGTTCAAGTGACACCGTAGGAGGTTCAGACTCTTTACCGTCCCACTCACCCTTGAAGACTGGTATGATTATAGATCTGCAATTGAAATGATTAGGAGGAAGGATCGATGCCCATATAGGGTTGTTCACCTTATAGATCTTCTGATCAAGCTCTGCACATATGTTGGTAATCCTGTCATCATTAATTGCAGAATACTGATAGGCCTCAATCATGTCCTTGACGTCTTCATCCTGCATCATAGAGAGACGGCCCTGATTGTAGGCATCATTGAACTGCGTACGCACTACTGTCTCAAGCCTTGAAGGTATCTCGTTGATCGCTTGTTCTGTACCAGCACCAGTCTTCTGCATGACCTTGTACTGATCAAAGAACTTATCTAAGGCATAGATTATATCAGCATTAGTCTTGCCTGATCTAAGACCATCGTACAGAATGGCCTTAGCATTCTTAAGTATGAAGTCACGCTCAGTGCCAGTCAAGAAGAATCGCTTAGATAAGAAGTACTCTAACGCTTTTTCAGGAGCAAGGTTTCCTATGCCTACGCCTTTGGCATAAGTCTTGAAGGCCTTTTCAGAGTTGGCCTCTGTGAGGATGTCTTTTCTACCTTGAGTGTATGCAGTCTCTAAGATGTCCCTGAACACCACCCTCATGTCAGGTAGGTAGTCAAGCTTAAGGTTCTCTATGGCCTGGAAGTCCTGCTTGACGATGATCTTCTTTGACTCTATCTGATTGAGTAAGTCATCCTTGATCTTAGCTACTAGGTCGCTAAGCTCCTTTGATGCATCATACTGAAGACCATCATTGACCTTTCTTATGTTCTCAAAGTTGACTCTCTTCTCATGGGCAGTAAGCTCACGGCTCAAGGTAAACTTCTTTTCAGGTTCTGGCACAGGAGGTGTCACCGTATCAGGCTTCTTAATTATGTTCTTAGCAGATGCAGTGACCATGATCTCTGCACGGTCTCTGGGTAATCCTACCGCGACGAGCAACTCAGTAGCAGCAACAGGGACTAGCTCACCCAAGGATAACTTAGATATAACGTCAACAGCTGCCGTGATCTGTGCACCATTCAACGTAAGGTCTGTGGTTACTCCTGCATTGGCTTCACCATCAGCAGTGATGTTAGGCACAGGAGTTACTGGGGCAACAGGAGCAGCTTTGTTCTCATCACCTTCAGCACCTTCTTGCTCACCCTCAGTAGCAACAGGTACAGGCGCTACTACAGGCATTGTAGCAGGTCCTGTTTGAGGTCTAGGAAGCAGCTCAGCATCGTCAGATCTCTTAGGGAAGTTAAGCACGTCTCTCATGTACTGCTCATCTTCTTTAGTAGGAAGGACCACACCTTTTTCTACTGCGCTGATGAACAGTGTAGACAAGGCCTGCTTGTCATCTTCAGTAAGAGGCATGAACTTGAAATACGGGTACTTAGTTATGTTAGCATAGTTATAATCAACAAGGTCTCTGATGATCTGCTCGTTGACAAGCTCTTCCATCTCACTACGGATGTTGTCAAGGATCATCATGAAGAGATCGAAGTGCTTCTCACCTAGGTTATATGTACCTGTGTTGATGTCTGTGAAGCCCAACAGGTTAGGCACAAGGACTGATCTTGCTATGGCTGCATCGTAGAGCTTAATGGTCTCAATGAAGCTTGCCTGACCTTGCTTAGCAGACTCTAAGATGTCAAAGGTAACGCCCTCAGGGATAGTGAAGCCAGTCTTAACTGACAGGTTCTTCACCATCTTCTTGAGCTGCTCTAACTCTGCTTGTCCAAGTCCTTTAGGGTACTTGCCTACTACTATGCCCATACCAAAGCGCTCTGAATAGATATTCAAGAACTTGATGATCATGTCCTTGCTAAACCATGGCCTATATGCTGCTCTAAGATCAGATACTCCATACATGTTATCAAAGCCAGAGTTGTCTGCATGGTAGGAGTAGATGACGAAGTACTTGAGATCTTCTTCAGTGAAATACTTAGGGCCTTTGTTCGTGTTCTGGCAGAGTCTTACCAGGTTATTGAACTCATCAGTATGGAACTCAAATGAATGAGCAGGACGTGTCTTCAAGCACTTAAGGCCGATAGATCCTTTATAGTCTCCTGAATCGAAGCGCTTAAAGATCTTCTCAGTAACAGAGAAACCATACACCAATGCAGACAAGATCGTCATGAGGTTTCTTTTAAAGTTGCTTGACTCAAGACCATCTTCAAGGCAGTATGTGACGAACTTAGCAACCTCAAGATCAGCATCTTCTTCGCCTGATGCTTCAATCTTAAAGCCAGAAGCAAATATGGCATTGATCTTCATTGCCATTACTGCCTTGACCTGATCATCAACCATCATATTTCTGTAGACGTCAAGACC